ATCACGATTAAAAGTGACAGCACCATATTCGCTAACGTGAACATCGACAACAGTTGGGGCGGGCAGCGCGAGCTGTAGTTTTCCGTATCCCGGCAACCAAAAATCAGCATCGGTATTGTCGTTGTCCAGTATTCAGCTATACAAGATTCTCGCGCCAAGCTGTTCACTCGCGCGGAGGTCAACTCAATGTTCGGCAGCAACGCGAACCCCGATAAAACCACCGTCTTGCTTACCAATTCAAACGCGCATTACGGCAAAACGACGATGTCCGCGGAATACGACAGCAGAGACAGTACTTGGTACGTTCGCTTTACCAGCGCGCCAAACTCGAACGTGCAGGTTACCTATGCCGTAATCAACTAGCCCTTAGTGTGCGTACCGGCACCGATGAATGCAACCTCGGAGCCGTCAATCTTGACGGACAGGCCGGTCTCGACGCCGGTGCCGAACTTCCAGACGAAGGTAAGCCTGCCGCCAGCCAGCGAAGCACTTGTTGCTTTCAGGGATACGGAATGCTCTAGCTCAGCGTTCCGTACTTCCAGTCAGTCCAATTTGTGCCGTTGTATTTGCGCCTGATCGCTATCTTATCGGAGCCGAATCCAAACGCGAGCTGCGCCGTGTAAGTGTTCTGACCGAAATTGTTCTGAATGACAATGCAGCCATTTCCTTCAAGTTGATACGGGAACCCTTTCGGGTTGGCTGCCGTATTAAGAATTAACGCCGCAGGCGGGTTGTCCAAATCGTTAACGCCCAACGCGTAAACGGGGGATACGGAAAACTACAGCTCGCGCTGCCCGCCCCAACTGTTGTCGATGTTCACGTTAGCGAATATGGTGCTGTCACTTTTAATCGTGATGAAGCCAAGGTTGCCGGTTTCTTTGTCCTTTATTTGGATGTCGAACTGATTCTCGTCAGAGCAGATGAATTGCACTTCGCAAGGCCTTTGGTATGTCAGCGGGGATACGGAATGCTATCGCTCTACCGCGCTAAAAACAGTACAGCCAACGTGTACTACGTCAGATGATGGCGAACCAGCTGACGGAGCCTTCCCAGACGTACGATTCGCCGTTGATCACAACGACGGTAGCCTTGCCGTTGTCAGCTGATTTCGCTTGCGCTCTCACACTCTTGTTCGCGCTCATGGCGTTGGCGAACGTCACCTTCGGCGTTCCACCTAGGTTAACCTCATAAGTGCCAACCGAGTTCGCTTCGACCTTCGCGGCGATGGTGCCGTATTTGTACCGGGATACGGAATGCTATGCAACAGAAATTGAGTAGTAATCGGTCGGTGCTATGACTAATCCGATAGACCAGTTTGGGTTTTTTATCACGGCCGTCGTTTTGCTCGGGAATGTGATGTCAAGGTTCTGACCTGCAAGAATCTTACTCGTCGAGTCCATACAATTCAGGAATATGACGCTCGGGTCGCCGTTGTTGTCGACAATCAGGAGCGCCGTCGAATGGTTGGCGTATTTAAACGA